AATAAAGCGTATAGTTATGGTTCCAATTAAGGAGAATTTTGATGACCAATCAAGTTGCTGTAATCGATAAAGCTGAAGAGCTAAAACTAGCCTCGATCCTAGGTGCTGTAGAAGAGCGTTCACAAGGTGGTGATCGTCTTCCAATGCTGAAGATCAACTCTAAGCGTAAGGACGACCAAGGCCGTAAGCTTGAACAGGGTTTATTCACTGTCCAAGGTACTGCTGACGAGCAGATCTACGCAGACAAGGTACAGATCCGTGTACTATCTCAACTGTTCCAGTGGATGCATTACGATCCTGAAGAACAGAAACTGGTCAATAAGACCCTGTTAATCCCTAACTTCCAACACGAAGCTCGTGACATGAAAGGTGGCATCCGTTGTGGTAAGCCTACGTCTAAGGTTCTGATGGAAATGCCTAAGGACGAGCAGAAGAAGTACGAAGATATTAAGTGCTTCCGTCAGCTACGCGTACTGGTCACTATGACTGGTAAAGATGCAGATGGCGATGAGCACACTATCGAGAACCTACCTGCAATCATGCTTCTCAAGGGCGCTAACTTCAACCCATTCAATGATGAAGTTGTTAAGGTTATCCCTAAGGGCCATAACCTGTACGACTACAATATTGATGTGACAGCAGAAGAACTTGAGAGTGGTTCTGTGGTATATTATGTAATGCACTTCAAGCCACAGCTTAAGAACAAGCTACCGCTTGATCAGGATACATACGATACCATGGTACACATGGCGAAGCTTATCCAGAAGGATAATGAGTACGTTGAGAGCCAATACAAAAAGGCAATCTCTGATGCTCAAGCGACTGACGATGCAATTGACGCGCTAGACGCTCTAGAAGCTGATTTAGAGGCATAGTCTAACAGCATAGTCGCATACACGAGGGGCCAATAGCGCCCCTCTTTTTCCCTCTGAGATAAGGATATTCCTATGTCTGATTTAGAGAAAAAGCTTCACGCTACCATGCTGAAGCTAAGCAATAGTGAGTCAGTCCATTGCGAAGAGGACTGGATCGAAGAAGCAGGCGAGATGTTCAAGGAAGGTCTACGCAAGCAACTGTTCCGTGAGAATGAAGACTTCCGTCTACGTATGTCTAACATTGGTCGCCCAGTGTGTCAGCTACAGATGGAGAAGAAAGGCGCAGAGCGTGAGCCTATGCCGTACAACCACATCATGCGTATGATGCTTGGTGACGCTGTAGAGGCCATCATGGAAGTACTGCTACGCTGTGCCGGTGCTAACATTACTGGTGGTAAGACTAAAGCTGAGTTCGCTATCGCTGATACTGTTATCAAGGGTGAGAATGACATCGAGATCGACAACAAGGTCTACGATACTAAGTCAGCTTCTCCTTGGGCGTATGAGAACAAATGGAAGTACGGATGGGACGGCTTAGTTAAGGAAGATGCCTTTGGTTATAAGGCACAGTTACTGGGATACACCAGAGGCTCCCAAGCAGATATGGGTGGCTGGATAGTTGTCAATAAGTCAACCGGAGAGGTATTGGTCGTAGAGGCTCAACCTGACGCGTTTGAACTTGCCCAGTTGGAAGCTAAGGTCGAGAGCACAATTAAGCATGTGATGCTTGATAAGCCCTTTGAGCGATGCTTTGAACCACAGGATGAATTCTTCCGTAGAAAGCCGACCGGCAATAAGAGACTTCATACAACCTGTACGTTCTGTTCCTTCAAGAAAGATTGTTGGCCAGACGCTGTACTGAAGCCACAGGCTAAGTCTACAGCCAAGGAACCTCGTCACTACTGGTACACGGAGTACAACGAGGATGCGTAAGAAGCCATTCAACACTAGAGCTAGGGCGTTAGCCGCAGGTTACCGCTCTGGCCTTGAAGAGAAGGTTATGAAGGAGCTAGATAAGCTTAATGCAGGCGCAGAGTATGAATGCTTCCGTATTCCTTACACTGTCCCTTCTAGCCCTCACTTCTACACTCCAGACTTCCTTCTACCTAACGGTATCGTCATTGAGACCAAGGGTAGATTCACCGTAGAAGATCGCAAGAAGCACTTATTGATCAAGGACCAGATGCCTGACATCGATATCCGCTTCGTATTCTCTAACAGTAAGAACAAGATCCGTAAGGGTAGCAAGACTTCCTATGCGGATTGGTGTGAGAAGAATGGCTTTCAGTACCATGACAAGCTCGTACCAACTAACTGGATACACGAGAAGCCTAACCGCAAATCACTTAAGATTATTAAGGAACTAAGAAATGAGCGATAAGTCTACAGAAAAGACATCTTTTAATGGCGTTTTTGTTGACATCCAGACTAACGATGATGGAAACTTGGAGTTCTCCGCAGGATACGACTTCGATGATGAAGTTACCGAAGAGTACGTTGAGTATATGAAAGATATGCTCGCAGGTATCTTCTCTGCGGTTAGTACCCAGATGGAAGCTCTAGTTGTAGCCGGGCGTAGTGTACGCAGTACGCCTGAGTTCGAGGATCTACTAGCTGATCTACACGACAAGAATTCTATCATGGAACACGATGGGAAGGTTATTCGCTTCCCTTCAACAAGCAAACACTAAGGGGATCATTATGATTGGGCATACACCGCCGTATGAGCCGGGTAAATTCTACCCTCGTGAAGAGGTTGAGAAGGATATGGTCAATAGACCTAAGCACTACCAACTAGCGCCGGGCTTAGAAGTATACGACCTACGCCAAGCGTTAGCTAATAAGGCACAAGAGCAATGCGTACCACACAACCAGTACAGCGACTGGGATCGTGCCACTGAATACCTAATCCGTATGTGGGAAAAGAATGGCCTAGAGGACGCTAAGAAAGCTCGCTGGTATTTAAACAAACTAATTGAAAAGCTTGAGGGTTAATATGGGAGTACAAATTGATCTAAGCCGTGATGCTCTGTTCGATGAGCTAGGCAAGACACGACTACGCGAAAGCTACATGCGAGACGATGAGGAGAGTCCTCAAGAGCGTTTTGCTTACGTAGCAGAGGCATTTGCATCTGATGAAGAGCATGCCCAACGACTGTACGATTACGTTAGTAAGCATTGGTTATCATTCTCTACGCCTATCCTAAGCTATGGCCGCAGTAAGAATGGTTTACCTATCTCTTGCTTCCTGTCGTACCTAGACGATAGCGCAGAAGGATTGGTGGATACGTATGGAGAAGTTTCTTGGCTTAGCATGCTTGGCGGTGGAGTGGGCATTCATGTTGGTATCCGTGGTGCTGATGATAAGTCTGTTGGCGTAATGCCTCACCTTAAGACGTACGATGCAGGTTCTCTTGCGTACCGTCAGGGTAAGACTCGTCGTGGTAGCTATGCGGCATTCCTAGATATCGACCATCCAGATATCATTACGTTCATGGAAATGCGTAAGCCTACAGGAGACCAGAACTTCCGTACGCTTAACCTACACCATGGCGTTAACATCTCTGATAAGTTCATGGAGCTTATTGAGACTTGTATGCGTGATCCAGACGCAGATGATAGTTGGGATCTAATCAACCCTAACAACGGTGAAGTATCAGAGACTATCTCTGCTCGTGAGCTATGGATGAAGCTTCTAGAGCTACGTATGCACACTGGTGAGCCATACATCATCAACATTGATCACGCTAACGCTACTCTACCTGAATGGTTGAAAGCCCAAGGTCTTAAGATCAACGGTTCTAACCTATGTACTGAGATATTCCTACCAACTGACGTACATCGTACTGCTGTATGCTGTCTGTCATCATTGAACGTGGAGTATTACGATGCTTGGAGCAAAGTACCTGACTTCATCCCTGACGTTATGGAAATGTTGGACAACGTACTACAGCACTTCATTGATAACGCTCCTAAACACGTATCTCGTGCTGTCTACAGTGCTATGCGTGAGCGTTCTATCGGAATAGGCACTCTAGGCCTTCATGCGTACTTCCAGAAGAAGAATATCCCTATGGATTGCGCTATGGCTAAGGTAATGAACAAGCAGATCTACATGCACATCCATGAACAGTGCGCTAAAGGTGATAAGCGCCTAGCAGATAGCCGTGGACCATGTCCTGACGCTGAAGACCATGGCGTACACCGTAGATTCTCGCATTGGACAGCTATTGCACCTAATGCAAGCTCTAGTTTGATCATGGGCAACACTTCACCATCGATTGAACCATTCCGTGCTAACGTATTCCGTCAAGATACGCTATCTGGGGCGTACATTACACGTAACAAGTACCTAGAACGTGAGCTAGAGCGCCTAGGCTTGAATACTAAGAAGACTTGGGCATCTATCACTGCTCATGACGGATCTATTCAGCACTTAGAAGAGATTCCTGAAGAGGTACGTGACGTATTTAAGACTTCTATGGAGATGGACCAGCGTTGGTTAGTTGATCTAGCCGCTGATCGTGGCCCGTACATTGATCAGGGTCAATCTCTGAACCTATTCTTCCGTCCTGACGTTAATATCAAGTACCTTCACGCTGTACACTTCCTAGCTTGGAAGCAAGGCCTGAAGTCTCTGTACTACTGTCGCTCCGATAAGCTCCGTAAGGCTGACAAAGTGGGTATGCAGATTGAACGTAAGCGTATCGAGGACGAAGTTGATATGTCTGCTATTGCAGATGGTGATGTTTGCTTAGCCTGCGAAGGTTAATTTTAGGGGAAAGTAAACAATACTTTGCTAAACGGCCCAAAAGGTAAAGTATTGTTTCACAACAGGTATTAAAAATGACAAAACGTAAATTAAAACTGACTGATAGCCGGGATTTCTACAAACCATTTAATTACCCATGGGCATACGATGCTTTCCAAGAGTCTGAGCAGATGCACTGGCTTTGGACTGAAGTACCTATGCTAGAGGATACGAAGGACTGGCGTAACCGTCTGTCTAACGATGAGAAGGAGTTCCTGACTAAGATCTTCAGGTTCTTCACTCAAGGGGACATTGATGTATCTGGGGCGTACGTGAAGAACTATCTACCGATGTTCCCACAACCAGAGATACGCATGATGCTATCCTCGTTTGCGGCTCGTGAGGCGGTCCATATTGCCGCCTACAGCCACCTTATCGAAACCCTAGGGATGTCAGAGTCTACGTACAATGAGTTCCTAGAGTACGCTGAGATGGCTGAGAAGCATGATTACTTCCGTGAGATGCAAGGCGACGACAATATGCCTGCACAGATAGCGGCATTCTCTGCTTTCACTGAGGGTATGCAGTTGTTCTCTAGCTTCATCATGCTACTGAACTTTGCTCGCCACGGTAAGATGAAGGGTATGGGTCAGATCATTGCTTGGTCTATCGCAGATGAAACCCTACACACTGAGTCTATGATTAAGCTGTTCCGTACCTACGTACAAGAGAACCGCTCTATCTGGAATGATGAGACCAAATATAAGATTTACCGTATCGCTGAGCGTATGGTAGACTTAGAGGACAAGTTCATTGACCTAGCATTTGGCGTAAGCGAGATGGAGAACTTGACCAAGGAAGAGGTTAAACAGTACATCCGATACATCTGTGACAGACGCTTAATTGCGCTAGGCATGAAGAGTGTATTCAACGTACGCAGTAACCCTCTTGAGTGGGTCGATGGTATGCTTGGTGTTAGTCACACCAACTTCTTTGAAAACAAATCAGTAGACTATGCCAAAGGCGCTTTGACTGGCGACTGGGGTGAAGTCTGGGGCGTAGCAGAATGAATCTAGAAGAACTAGAGACCGCTATCTTGGAATGGGGCGCAATGAAAGGGATCTTACCTGATCCTGTTCCCGGTGCTCAGTGGTCCAAGACTCAGGAGGAAGTAGATGAACTCTATGATGCAATCCGTGAAGAAGACCGCGAAGAAGCTATGGACGCGATTGGAGATATCTTTGTTACTCTGGTCATGCAGACTCAGGCTTGGGATTGCACAATGGAAGATTGCGTACAGAAAGCGTACGATACAATCTCCAAGCGTACAGGCAAAATGGTAAACGGCGTATTTGTTAAGGATAATTAAGAATGATTGATATTTATGGAACTAAAGATTGCCCTGCATGTAAGACAGCAATCAAACTATGTGAATTGAATAATGCAGAATATGCATATTACGACTTGATGGATGACCCTAGCCTAATGGATGCGCTTATCACACGCATTGGTGGTTTCCGTACAGTCCCCCAGATCTTTGAAGATGAAGCACACATTGGCGGGTA